ATTAAATCAGACGCTTCAATGTTAAATAAAACTTTATAAAATCTAACACTGTTTCTGTTTGTACTGAATTTATCTATTTGATGTATTGTGTGCGGTGTAACTTCAGAATATAATTGTGTGTTGTAACTACTCATATCATTTCCAATATTATTATGTACTTTACCACCTTGATAATCAGGACTAACATAATTTTGTAATATACTACTGAAATCAAACATTCCGTATCCTTCTCCGTTAGGACTAACCTTAAATACTCCTACTAGATTTTCAGGGTCTGTTAATCCTGATGTCCTGTTTTTTACATATAACTTTGCTGTATATTTTATTTTTTGTTTTCCGTTTGCTGGATTTATTGTAGCTGCATCAAATACAGTGTATATAATTTGACTTGCTGCTGGTATTAATCTATATTTTGGTTTTTGTTCTATTACTACACTCATATTTCCCTAATTTCATTTATTATATCCTTTGCAAAATTTTCTCCTAATTTCTTTTTAAATACACTAAAACTCATTGATAATGGTTTTGTATAATAACTTGCTGCTTTTATACCTTTTTTCTTTACACTTTCTGCAATCATAAATCCTAATTGTTTATCTGTAATAAATCTACCATCTTTTCCTCTACCTTTTAATCCTTTTCTCTTTGCGTATTTTCTAAATGTTTCCGTTGCCGCTTCTAATCCTCGTAAATTACTACTTGCTTTATATTTAAAAGGACTTCTTTTTCTTTTGCCTTCTTTTGTTATGTATGTCCTTTTTGTTTTTGTTCCAGATACACCTTTAGATATATATTCTCCGTGTTTTGCACTGATCAAAGATATACTAAATCCTTTTTTTGATACATCAACTATATATGTTAAACTTTTTTCAAGTTTTCCAGTATCTCCTCGTTTCTTTAGTATTTTTTTAGCTTGACGTACTAAATACCTACCATAACTATCTATATACTTTTGTAAATTTGTTGTATCTAATCCAAATACTGACATTACACACTTGCAATAAACAATTCAACCTGTATATTTGTTGAACTAACTGGCTGTACTTCTATAGCTGACATGTCATTAGTCATACTTGCCATTGCTGGGTCTCCATCAGCTTCAGCAACTGCAACATTTTCTCCATGATACAATATGTGTGATGCTCCAGCTGTTAAACGTACTTGATAATTTGTGGAACCAGTAGTTATAATACCTACAATTAATTCTTGATCTGTGCTAAGGTTAGTTACTCTAATATATCTAACATCATTTAAATCAATTGCACTTTCACTACCATGATTTGATGTTGCAAATTCAGCTATTGTAGTTATGTTTGAATGTGCTGCTGTTAGTGTTCTTTCTAAAGTATTATTTATACCTGTTGTTGTAAGTGTGTTTGTTGATCCCCTGTCCGAACCATTGATTATTACACTCTCTGTAATTGTTGTTGTTAAATCTGCCATTTTATTTTTTATCTATTTGTTTTAATTTATTTATTGCCCAATTTATACCGCTGGAACCTCCCCAAGCATCCCACATTAATCCTCCACAACCTTCCGAATATGGTACATCTTTATGTTGTTGGTGTCTTTTAAAACTTGCCATACGTGCTATGGTATCTCTGCTAATTGGTTTTCTGTTTGCTAATTGTGATGATCTTGTCCAGCCTACCTTAGTTCCACAACTACTTCCGTTTTCTTCTTTCCACTTTCTAGCTCTCTTTGCGTTGTTTGTTGCTGCTTGTGGATAATCTGTATAACTTTCAAGATTAATACTTATTTCTTCCAGTTTGTCTAATAATTCGTTATAATCCATAAGTTATTTTTGGTGGTATTAATTGTATTGTTAATTTTCCTATTGTTATTTTACACATATTGTTGTATTGTCTATTGGTATATTACAAGTGTTTAATTCGTTTTCTACAATTACTCCTAAACTCATTACCCAACCTGCAACTGCGTTATCAAATCTTTCTGTAAAAGGTTCACATGTAAAATTATTATCTATAAAATATCTCGCTTCCTCTCCACTAACTGTATTATAGTGGTAAAGAATTTCTCCATGTTTTAGTAGTGCTATTATATCATTTAATATTTCAAGTGTATCACTATATACCTCCTGTTCATTACTGTTATCTTCATTTACCAAATCCATTATGAATATCTGGTAATTGAAAACTCTTTGTCCTAATGATATATCTACATTAACAGGTTCAATGTGTAATAAAGGAAATAATGTGTTTTTGTCTAGGTCAATATCCCAAATATCTCCTGTTGTAGTAGTGTTTATTTGTAAGTGTTGTTGCCCTAAACATTTCAATGTATCTACTACATTGTTGTATGTTTTATACCTTATTGAATCTACGCTCATTCTCTAATTTTTCGTTTAAATCTTGTTTATAACTCATAAATGTTAAACACTCATATACAGGTAATTTTGTAACCCTATTTATGTTTAATATGTTTTCATTTGCTAATATGTATATATGATTATACCAACCCCATTTTTCTCCTAAGTTATTGTAACTATTTACTCCTAATTCCTCTGTTTTTGTTGTAAATAATTCTTCAAACTCTTTATATATGTTATTTCTAAATTCAACATATTTCATAAAAGCTCCGTAAATGTCCTTTACTTTTAATTTTTTTAAAAACAAATCTGATCTACTTTTATTAGGTTCATATTCTGCTACAATTTTATTTTTAATTGGTCTGTATAGTATAGACATTATTTTATGTAAATTACCTGTGTGATTTTTACTATACGTTTCCAAATCAACAAATTCTCCTAATGTCATATTGTTAAAATCAGTATTTACACCATATTTTTTTCCTTTTACTTTAATTGTATTGTGTAATTCAACCGTAGTTTCAGTATTTAATAAATCATTAACATATATTAATAATTTACCAATACTTTCTTCATCAATTGTTTTTAATGCTTTGTAGGGTATTTTTGACAAACTTGATACAATTTGTAATATTTTAAATACTTCTTTTTCATCTTTAGTTTTTTCTATTGTATTTTGTAAATCAATAAATTGTTCAATAGATAAATCATTAATGTTTTCTGGTATCTTAAATACAAATTTATCATCACCTACATTAAAAGCTAAATTCATAATATATAAAGGGGATTAATAGATTTTCGTTTACTGAACAAAGTATTTCCCAAAGTTATTATCTATTTCGTAATACATACGCATCATTAACGCATCACTATAATCAGGTGACCGCTCTAATATTGTTTTAACTTTGTCCTTTTGTAGTATTTGTAATTTCTTGTCCTTGTCAATATCTTTACTCCTAACTTGTTCCAATTCTTCTATAATGTATTTTTTAACCATTATATCTTTTGTACTTATACCAATTTGTCCTTTATTTATCAGATCAGCTAGTTTGTAATAACATTGTGTTTTTAAATTTTGATAATTTTCTCCTTTTAGTGGCTTACCATTATTAATAAATCCTTTACATCTAAGTATGTCTACACAACCACCTCCTACACCATCTTCATCAACTATAATGTTACGTAAATTTACACCTTCATTTTGTTGTATGTTTCTTATTTCTTGTGCTACTTGTGTAATAGAACTTTTATCAAATGATTTGATGTGTTTAACGTGTAATCCTTCCCAGTACATTATAACTGTTTTATCATTACCAAAACGTGCAATATCAGCTGTTATGTATTTATCTCCTACTTTTCCTGTTTGTTCAAATGTGTTTAATATACTATCGTAATTAATTAGATTATCTTCATTTGCGTTATATTCCCAATTTCCGTATAGTAATCTTTGTTTACTAATTTCATCAAGTTTTAATAATTGTGTTTCATAATGTTTTGAAATATATGGATTATCACCAACCAAACTTTGTATAAACTTCATGTGATCAGGTAATTTATTCTCCACACTAGGTCTGTAGAAACTTTGATATACCCAATTTTTTGCTGGGTTACAAGTCATAATAGTTTTTGGTATCAAATTATTAATATCTAGTTTGTACCTTATCCTACTATTTACAATATTCTTTGCTTTTTCTGTAATTTGATTTACTTCATCTAGGAATGCTCCTGTAATTTCTAAGGAACCTAAACTATCATAATTTGGATCCGAAGGATAATGGAACAAATCCTTTAGTAGTATTTCTGAACCATTAAAAAACGTTACGATGTTACTACTACCATTAAATTGATAGTGTTTGTTTGCTTCTATATTCCATTTTGTACATATCTCCAAAAACGTGTTAAAAGTAGTTTTCTTTAAATTGTCAAGTTTACTCCTACCCATCAAATAACGTGTGTTAGGATATTTTAAGCACATCAATATTAACCATGCACAACCTATAAATGATTTTCCTCCACCTGCCGCTCCTCCAAAAAGTATTTCACTTGTTGTTTTATCAAATAGGTATTTTAATGCTAGTTTTTGATTGTTAAAAAAGGTAGGGTTAATATTCAATTCCTTCAATATTGATATTTATTTTAACTGGTTCTTCACCACTTGTTATATCAAGTTTTTTAGTTTCACTCCAACCTAATACGTGTTTTGTTGCATGTATCAATACACTAGGTACTTTATCTGATACCGCTTCTAAAAATTTAGATTTAACAAAATCTTTTTGTATGTTTTCTATTTCTGCAACCTTTGTTGCAAATTCTTCATCTTCTTTTAACCATTTATAAAAATTTGTTCTTGATAATTCAGCTTTTTTTAATGCTGTTGTAGTTACTCCTAGTGATGCTTCTAGTGCCTTTAACATTCTTTCTTTATTGATCTTTGTTCTATTTTGTTCCATTTATAATGTCTTTTAATTCTTTCATCATTTCCTTTCTTCTAAATTGTTCACCTATTCTCCACGCTTTTTGTATTGCTAAATGTTTATCAAAATCTTTATTACATTCTTTTATTTTGTCTTGTAATTCTTCATAACTATTTACAATATAATTTTCTACCGTATCTGCATGATTTTGTAACTCACTTTTATTTATTGTGTTTCTACAATTAGCATCAAAAAATACAACATTGTTACATATACCAGCTTCATACCACCTATTAGCTAAATTACAAAACACTTCATTTGTTAAATTATCTTCAATGTATAATTGGTATCTAAATAAATTTAATGTTTCTTTTTGTTTTCTCCAACTTAACTTTGTAATGTATTTAGGATTGCATCCGATTGCTTTAAACTTCTTAAAATTTTTAGGTGATGTAGATAAATATATATCATCTTGTAAATACTTGGTAAAGTAATTTTGCCTGTCCTTTCTAAATGTACCGTAATATATACAATCGTATTTTTTCTTTGTTAATTCATTAGCATGATCAGCTAATAATAAATTTATATTCAGTGTATGTGCTGCTATTTCGTTTTTTTGTTTTTTACATTCGTATCCTGCAATTAGTGTATATGGTCTAAATCCTCCAATACTACTAACAAAATTAACATCATTTGAAATAACTATTTTTCTTGCATCAGGATTGTTTGATACTAATTTTTTTATCATCTTAAATGGTGCGTAATGTGTTGCAAAACATAATACAAGTACATCATATTGTTTTTTATGTGCTTTAATAAAATCACTTTCAACACATAATAAATCTGCTTCTAAATAATCTGATATAATAATTGCGTTTCGTAAATGTGCGTCTATTGCATTTGCTTTATTTAGTTTTTTATTAGGATATACTTCTATTAATGCAATTCTCATAACGCGGCTTTTAATATAAAAGTATCATAATCTAATTTTGCTGTATCTGTATTTAATTTACTTTGTAATTCTTCTAATTGTTTTTGATCTTCACATTTAATAATAAAATTAACACTTTCACTAAATGTTGTAATTTCTTCAATGTCTGCAATATCATCTTCATTTTGCCATACATCAAGACCCCAATCCTTTAACTCAAAACTACTCCATTCATTTGCTAGTAAATCCCATTCCCACTCACCAAATCCTACATTATCTTTTATAATAAATTCCTGTTCTTGCTCTTTTGTAATGTTGTTTGCTATTTTAATAGGTATTTCAGTTAGTCCAGCTTCAATTGCTGCTTTATGTCGCATGTTACCTCCTAATATCAACATATCACTATTTACAACAATTGGTCTAATCTCTAACATTTCAGGAAAATCTTTAATACTTTGTACTAATTGTTTAAATTTTGCGTTCTTTATATTTCTTGGATTTGCAATATTTGGTTTTAATTCGTTGATTTTTACTTTTTTATTCATAATATATAAAGTATTTATTTAATTTTTATTTTTCAGTATTGTTATATTTAAAATCATTCCACAATTTATCTCCGTTCATGTGTTCCTCATTTCTTCTAATATCTGGGAATCCTTTGTATTCTTCTGTTTTTATTTGTACCATGTATTCATTACAACACATTGCATCTTTACATACTAATCCTTTATTTGTTGCCGTAAATTTTACTTTGTATATGTCAAGTGTATTATTACAGATGTTACAAATAAACTTCATATTCTATTTTCTATTTGTGTTAATACATACATACCTAAAACAAAACCTACTCCAAATATTATTACATTTATAATCATTTTTTATTTTTTAAAAATTGTGTTTCATCTTTTACATGTTTCTCCTCAATACCAAACTGCATTTCAAATCCGTAATCCTCGTTAATTATTTCAGGTATAACTAATTTTCCGTTTTTTACAATACTAGATTTGTAATAGTATTTTTTTGTTTTCCTACCTGCCTTTCTCCAATTCTTCATATTTTTCAATTTCAAAATGTAAATGATTAATTGCTTTTTGTAAACATT